TGACACAATGCTTGGTTTTGCTAAAGAAGCACCATTCACTCTGCAAGAAATCCAGAACGCTTCGCCCTCGTTACTTACTGTCGCTGACGATGTAGATGAACTTAATCAACTGCTCGAGATAACAGGCGATATTGCAGCAGTTTCAGGATTATCTTTTGAAACAGTTGGTCAACAACTGCAACGCTCATTTTCTGGTGGTATAGCTGCTGCTGATTTATTCCGTGACTCTGGTGTTAAGGCAATGCTTGGCTTCCAAACTGGCGTTACATATACAGCAGAACAAACCAAAGAAGCCATTGTGAAGATGTGGAGAGAAGGTCAAATTTCAATGGTTGGTGCTACCAAAGAACTTGCTAAAACATTTACTGGTCAAGTATCAATGATGGGTGATGCTTGGGATGCCTTAATGCTTACCTTTATGAAGGAAGGCATATTCGATGAAACCAAAAACTCTGTTCAAGAAATTACCGAATGGCTTAAAAGTCCTGAAGTGATACAAGGTACAAAAGATTTAGGTGCTGGAATAAGAAATATAGGTTTACAAATAAAAGATGTGATTACTTCGTATATGGCTTTACCAGAATGGGTTAGAAATATGGGTTTGATATTAGCTCTATTTGGTGGTATATACGGCAGGGCTGCGTTAGTAACACTAGGGTTGTTTGCAGACAAAATTAATGCTCAAAGAGTTAATTTAAAAGATTATCTTTTAGACGTTAAAAAAGGTCAACATGATGCTTTAATTGCTGAAATACAAGCAATGGGAGAAAAAGATAAATTAACTGAGAAAGAGCTAGAAAGATATGAGGTTTTAAGAGAACAAATCGACCACTATGCACAAAGTATAAGGAATCTACAAAAAGATATTCTCGAATTAACAAATACTAAAAATGTAGGTGTTACTACAGAGAAGCTAGTACAGCATGTCTTGCTCGATGATATACCTCTTGATGCTGAAATGGCTAACTATTTTGCTACAATTGAGGAAGAGGCTCATAATGCAAAGGAAGCCATAATAGCTCTTGATGCTGAATTAGCTCCCTATTATGCACAACAGGAACGTGTGAGCAAAGCAGCCCACGCTCTAGGAACCGAATTTGATTTGCTCGATGTCGCAGGTGGTCGTTGGCAAAATAGAGTAACGGTAATGGGTGAGGAACTTCTTGATTTAGCAGAAACTGTTAATACAGCACAGGAACAAATCCAAGACTTTAGTGAGGGATTGGCTGACAATATAGAAGATGCAATTATGAGAATGACACAAGGTTTAATGTCATTCAAAGATGTAGTGAAAAATGTATTTCGATATGTTGCAGCAGAAATGGTCAAGATTCATATTGCACAACCATTAGCACAAAGTTTATCAAATGCTCTAACAGGAATGTTGTTTGGCGGTTCCAACAAGGAAAATACTTATGGTTATGATAAACAAGGTGGTTTTCTAGGAGAAGGTTTAGCGTTAGGTGGAACAGCACAGGCAAATCAACCTTATATGGTAGGGGAGCGTGGTGCAGAACTCTTTATTCCCAACAGAACAGGCACGGTAGTACCGAATAATCAATTAGGCAGTGGTCAAACAATCAATGTCACTTATGCGCCACAGGTAAATGCTTTAGATCCACAAACTGCTCAATTAGTTATAGCTGAAAATGCACCCACTATTGTTGGTGTTATAAGACACGCCTTTAATCAACATGGAACAGAGGTCGCAATATGAGTTTTCCCACTACACCTACAGCTAAAAGTATTTCGATAACGAGTATAGCACCAACCTACACCAGTGTTACCCACTCGTTAAAAAGACAAGTACGCTCACGAGGTGCTCAGAGATGGCAAATAGAGGCTACTTATCCGCCTCTTAATAGAACCACATTCGCACCTATTTGGGCATTTGCTCAGAAACAGAAAGGACAGTACGGCAGTTTTTCATATACACCGCCTGAGTATTCAAATTCAAGTGGTACAGCTTCAGGCACGTTGTCGGTAAACAATAGCAGTGGCTATTCAGCAGGTGATAGCACCATTACTTGTGATGGCTTAACAGGAACATTGAAAGCAGGAGATTTTATAAAGTTTGGAGGGCATGATAAAGTTTATTCAGTGGTTGCTGATGGCTCAACTACACTAACAATAGAGCCTGCTCTAGTAGCTGATATTGCTGATGATGAAGCTGTTACTTATAACTCTGTACCTTTCACTATGGCATTTGCTTCTGACACACAGAATATGGCAGTTGGTGTTGATGGGTTTGTAAGTTATAGCATTAAATTAATTGAGGTGATTTGATGAATAGAGGCTCAACCACAGCGTTCCAACAAGAGGTTGTCAAGTCAGCTAATAGACCAGTACATCTAGTAGAGGTTATTTTTGATGATGAAAATGTTTATATGAATGACTGTTATAAGACGATAACTTATGATGGTAATGATTATATAGGGGTTGGTCATTTTTTAGGGTTTAGTGATATTGTTGAATCAGTCGAAGTGATAGTTAGTACAGTTACTTTGTCATTATCTGGGGTTGATGGTTCAATGATTTCTCGATTCCTAAATAAAGAATATATTGATCGAACCGTGAAGATATATACCGCATTTCTCGACAGTTCCCAAGATTTAATAGCCGACCCTGTATTGATTTTTGAAGGCAGGATGGATTCCCCTGCTATCTCAGACAACCCAATCAAAGGAGAGGCTAGTATGTCTGTTTCAGCGACTAATACATGGGTTGACTTTACACGCCAGACAGGTAGGCATACCAACCATGAAGAACAACAAATATTTTTCGATGGCGATAAAGGTTTTGAATACGCCTCTGAAATTGTCCAAGATGTAATTTGGGGGAAAGCAGGGTGAGTCCAACTGTGGAAATTAAATTACATCAATATGTTGAAAATCAGATTGGAATACCGTTTGAGTTCGGGGTAAATGATTGCCCATTATTTGCTCTTGGTGCTATTGATATTATGCTTGAAAGCGATTATAGAAAGGACTTTGTAGGTAAATGGCACGATCAGAAATCCGCTTGGAAATACGCTAAAAAGCATGGCGATATAATTCACCACTTACTGAAATGGGGATTTGAAAAAGTGAAGTTTCAGTTTATCCAAGTTGGCGATATTATTATGATGGAGCAGAAGTTAGCTCACGCTAAAAAATGGCGTTCTGTTGCAATTTGTCTAGGTTCAAAAGTTGCTATTGTAACTAATGAAAATGGTGTTGAACTTGTTGGTATTGAGGCAGTACCAAATGTTACAGGAGTGGTCAGATGGCAGTCTTATTTATAGAACTAGCATCAGCAGCATCAGCGTCCTATGTATCAGGTTCAGTTATAGCAGCAGGTTATAGTGCAATGGCTGGAAGAGTTGTAGGTGCAGTTGCAGGTCTTGTCGTGGGAGGCATTCTATCTGGTTTAACGCAAAAAGACCAAATAGCAGAGCAACAAGCTAGTGCTTTGGTGAATAAATCATCCAATAATGCGCCATTACCAGTTATCTATGGTTTAAGAAAAGTTGGTGGAACGAGAGTTTTCATGGAAGTAAGTGGAGATGCTAATGAGTATTTACATGTAGTTTTGGCGAATTGTGAAGGCACAATAAATTCTTTTGAAAATGTGTATTTGAATGATGTGCTTTCAACAGATTCAAGATTTGATAATGTCTTGGATGTGTACACCCATGATGGTGATGATGACCAGCTTGTTGATACAAATTTAAAAGAAGATATTACTAACTGGGGTGAAAACCACCGCCTAAGAGGTACAGCTTATATCTATGCCAAACTAAAATATGACCAAGACGCTTACCCTACTGGATTGCCAGTTATTACAGCCGATATTAAAGGCAAGAAAGTATATGACCCTCGAGATTCATCAACAGCTTGGAGTGATAATCCCGTGCTATGTATTCGAGATTATTTGACCAACATACGTTATGGTAGAGGTATTGCCACCTCATTAATAGATGATACTTCATTTAATGCAGCAGCTAATTATTGTGATGGCACGGTTACTATCGGTGGCGAAACTAAAAAACGCTATACCTGTAATGGCATAGTAAATACTTCTCAAGGTTCAATGACCATATTAAAAGAACTTCTGACATCTTGTCGTGGTTTCTTGGTATTCAGTGGCGGTAAGTATAAATTACTTATTGATAAAGCTGAAACAGCGAGCTTTACTTTTGACGAAGATAATATTTTAGGTAATTGGAAAATATCTCTCGGCAGTAAAAAGAATCAATTTAATCGTATTCGTGCCAACTTCATAAATAGCGATAAACAATGGCAGCCTGACATTGCGGTTATTGAATCATCTACTTTGCGAACACAAGATAATGAACTTGTGCTGGAAAAAACAATCGGTTTGCCATATACAACAGATATTGATAGGGCAAAAATGATTACTACTATGAATTTGAATCAATCACGCCAGCAGATTGTGGTTGAATTTACTGCTACTATCGAAGGATTGAAGGCAGAGGTTGGGGATGTTGTATATATAAAACACTCAACTGTTGGATGGCAATATCTTAATGATAATCTAGGAAAAAAATTCAGGATTATACGAATAAGTCTTAAAAATAATGATGAAGTAAAAGTTCAGGCGATTGAATATTCTGCTGACTCATATTCGTTCAGTATTCAGGAAAGTGATACTGCACCAAATACCAATTTACCTGATGTAACTAGCATAGAAGAACCAGAGGATTTGACAGTCGTTGAGTCTTTATATACAACAAACACTTCGCAAGGTGCTCAAGTAAGAGCGACCTTATCATGGGCTGCACCAACTAATGCTTTTATTGATTCATACGAAGTCGAATATGCCGAAGG